TCCTGGAACTGCAGATCAAATGCGGTCGTCCCGGAGGTTGTCATCTTTAGGCCTCGCTGGGTTGCTCAGCAGCTTCTTCTGGAACTTGTTCCACAGGCTCAGCAATCACCACTGGAACTTGTTCCACCGGGATGGTCAGCTCATCAATCAAATCAAGAATGGCGGGGTTGACTTGCCCCAAGCCAGCCAATTGCTGGGCAGCAGCCATTTGGGCGCACATCAGTACGGTATCGAGGTTCATTTTGGTTCCTTAGGTTTCGTCACTTTTTGGCGGTTTTTGCCGACTGAATAAAAGCATCAGCCGTTGGCGCCCCTTTGCTGCCAGGCTTGCGCATTTTTTCACCAGACCCTGCAGCGATTCTTTTACGCTTTGCATTGATGTTGGCATACAGACCTACCTCTCCGCCTTCGGCGTATTGAGTGAAATCGGTGTTGTCCCGGCGAGCTTTGCGTTTCCCGCTTGGCATTTTGCTGGGCATGATTGCCCCCATTCCACGGCTGGCCATCATGGTTACACCATCTTTCCACGAGTTTTGCCACGCGAGGCAATACCGTCCGCACGCTTGGATGCGGAGTTTACTTTGCCGCCCTTTTTGTACGAGGGCGAAGGACCACCACGATATTCTGGTTCAGGCTCATCCCTCTTGGCTGCTTTTTCAGATGCAATTTGCGCATCAACTCTACGCCCAATTGAGATGTCGTCTTCGTCTTTCAGCATCCGCTCGACGGCCCGTTCACGCGGGGAGTTCCGGCTTGCAGCATCAACCATTTTGTCGCTGATGCCATAACGTTTGTTAAGTTTATCGCCAGCCAACATGCCAAGCCCCAGTGCAACATCAGCACCACCAGCTCGAATCCCTGTCCGAATCATTGATCGGCCACCAGCATCTCGGGTTGATAGATTTCCGCGAGGCGAATTGCGCCGTGCTTCTGTTTGAGCAGGGGTTTCGTCTGTCGAGAACGCCCTGCCAATACGCCGCATATCAGCGCCTTGCGATGCCATGACATCTTCCCGCAAATTGGGCATCAAGTCATTGGCATTGGTTTGCCCGGGTGACCGATAGTCGTATCCAGGTTTGGCAGGTCTGTTCAAACGTCCCATGATCTGCTCCTTACATCATTTTGCCGCGGGTCTTTCCCCGCTGGGCACAGCCGTCAGCGGCGCGAACATAACCACCCTTGGCCATAGGCTTGGGCTTGCGAGGTGCAGAGCCGCCGTCAATATCCTGCGGTGGCGGGAGGCCAGAATCCTCCGTATAGATGCCGCCTTTGATACCCCGTGGTTTCTTTTTTGCTTGAGATTCGCCGTACATGATAGTTCCTTAGCACATTCCGCCGCGCATCATTTTGACCATAGTGCCTTTGGTTTTGCCCTTGGAAGCAACACCATCTGCAGCTTTAACGTAACCGCCACCCTTCATCCCGGCATGAGCCTTGGATGCAGGCATAGCTGCATGAGCCTTGAGCGAGGTGGCAACGCCGCCTTTTTTGTAACCCTTGGCTTCTGCCATTTCATGTTTGATCATGGACTTAGGAGCACCAGCTTTTTTCATAAAGCTGACCTCCTTTTTCATCATTGCTTTGGACTCTTTCATATCGCCACCTTTTGCAAATGTGCGGCCCTTGTCCGCGTTGATAAAGTCTTTGCCCACGCTGGTGGGAACCCCGGCCTTCTTCGCAAACTCGGGGTTGTTAGCCACCGCGGCCATAAAGTTGTGCTGTTTTTTGGATGTACTTGGCATATCAGGTCTTGATGATCCAGCCTTTACCAAACACATAGCCAACCACCAGCATGCCGATCCAGATCAGGATCTTCTCTACGATGGTCTTGCCCACCTTTTTGTAGAACTCCCCGGAGAGTTCTTCAAGGGCGAGCTTGGCCGCTTCCTTGGCAATCAGGCGTTCGCGGTCAGTCAGTTCAATGTCTGCCATGTCAGCACTTCCAAGCTCGCAGGCTTTTATTGATCCGGCTATTGGGGTCGTTCGCGGTCTTTTCCGACGTTAGCTTTTTCTTCATGCCAGTCATCCTGGCGCAAAAAGAGTCGCGGCGTTTGCCGCCTTCGGGCTGGGGCGGTTTCAAGTTCATGCCTTGGGCCTTCGCAGAGGCGCGACCCTTGGCGTTCAAGCCACCCTTTTCCGACTTGCCCTCTTTCCTTTGCCATGCTGGTGACTTAGCCATAAAACACCGTGACACTAGCAATGTTCGTCAGCGATGCATAGATGTTTGTAGTGCAAAGCACACCTTCACCAGGAACTGACACATAGAAGGAGTTTGGGTTGGAGTTGGATGGAATATCAATTTCAATTGCTGTTGCCCCACTTGCTCCGCCATCTCTTAGCACAAGCGTGCCATTCACGCTGGCCGTTGCGCAAATAGAAAACCCCTTGATGCGTGCTCTATCGGCAAAAACCACCCCCGAGGCGTTTAAGTGCTTTGCTTTAACGTCTGTTTGCATACCCATAATAGGCTCCTATCAAAGAAGGGGGCCGAAGCCCCCGTTACTTAATCAAAGTTACCGTACGGATACGTAGTCGTATTGCCAATGTTGGTATCGGGGATGCTGTAGCGCAGGGCAATGTTGAAAGTGCCAGCGCTCAGGGTGGTCATGCTGGAGCCAGCAATTGCCAGCGTCACAACCACTTGGGACACGTTCGGCTGGTTAGCCGGCTGAATAATGTCAGCAGACGTTGCCTGCTGATTGCCCATTTGTGCTGCAGTAAACGTAGACAGCGCAGCGCGGCCAACAGCGGTCAACGAACCAGTTGAAAAATAATTTGCCGTAGACGTTTCAAACTCGTTGGAAACATAGGCCGTCACACCCGTAACGCTACCAGCTGCGGTGGTCGGCACAACCTGCATGTCAATCAGGACATCTTGCAGCTCCGAGCCAACGGGCACATAAAAAACAGCGCCGCGATAAATCAGCGAAGTGGTATCAGCGGTAATTGACTGAGCGGCGTAGGTCGATGTGCCAGGCGTGTAAACCACGGCAGGCGAGTTGGGGATGTTGTTGGAGTCAACAAAAACACCAGAGGAACCACCATAGCCCGCAGTGTTAGGCGTAGTGTTGGTGAGCACCATCGAAATGGTCTGGCACATGACGGTGTAACCCACGTTGCGCAGGTTGCCAAACCGAATGTCACCGACCAGAACTGGCCCTTCAAAAGTCGAACGTCCCATGATAAATGTCCTTATGCAAAAGTGCTTCTACCGTCGTTGCATCGTCTGCTGGGGCAGTCGATAGAAGTGATCACCCAGATACTCAAATATACATCAAATGCAGATAAAGAAAAGGGGGCTTGCGCCCCCTCTTCCCTTTTGATTATCAGAACGAGCCTGACGAACCAAAGATACCCAGCGGGTCAGACCAGCCGAACGAATAACGCTCGCGGGCCTTGTAGCGCACGTTACCGGTGTCAAAGTCACCGTCCATGCTGTTTTGCAGGGGCATACGCACAAAGTGCTTCATGCCGTTAGGAACGTCAGTGGTCAGGAACCAGGCGTTCGTATCGGTCAGGAAGTGGTTCTGGGTGTAGCCTTCCGGGATCGAGCCATTGTTCTTGATGGCGTTGATGTCGTTGTTGTTGGTGCCAACGCGCAGCTCGGTTTGGAGCAGGCGGGTAGCAACGAACTGCAACGCCGGGGGAACAATCAGCTTGCGGGGCTTGGCAGCGATCAGCAGGCCACGCTCGTCCGTCCAAGCAGCAATCTGAATCACGGCGTTTTCCAACGACGTTTCGTTCAGGTCAGCCTGGGTAGACGGGGTGTTGCTGTTGGTGCCGCCGTTGACCAGCGGGTGAGCGGTGCTGAACAGAGCAACGCCGTCGCCGCCAGTGAACTGGGCGGAGAAACCGTTGTTCAAAACAGCAGCAGCTTTGACCTGCTTGGTGTACGCCATGGCACGAGCCAGACCCTTGGTGTAACGAGCAGACAGGCTGTCGTACAGGTTGTCTTCGATGGCCTCTTCGGTCAGCGAGAAACCCAGGGCGATGGTTTCGTGGTTGTAGCGAGCAGTCCACGCTTCCTGCGCGTTGTCGTAGCTGATGGCAGAACCTTCAGCCTTGACCGGCGCGGCAGAGAAACCAGAGAGCTTCGTTTCTTCTTCGAAGGAACGCTCGGAGGTTTCGGTTTCGTAGATCTCCTTGTGCTCTTCGCCGTAGCGTTGATACTCCAGACCAAACAGCGCGTTCAGACCGGGAAGGAGTTCTTTCAGTAGTTGGGCACGAGAAATAGCCATGGTGAATTACTCCTTAGGCGGTGGTGGAGCTGTAGTAGCCATGCACCAACAGGTTCATCTTCACCAGAATTTCTGGGTACTGGGTGAACACAATGGTGGAAGCTGCCGGGATGTCAGTGCCGGAACCAAGCACGTTCGGCTGGGCGTTGATGGTCACCGAGGTGGCGCCAGCAGAAGCAGCAGCAGTAACAAACGAACCGGTTTCGATCAACTGACCGTTGGAAGCAAGGTACGCCACATCAGTACCAATCGGAATGGCGGAGGGAAGACCCGTGCCAGTCAGGGTAATGGTGGTGGTAGACGAACTGCCAGTAGCCGACGTAGTGATGGCGGTATCACCAACAACACCAACGCAACGAACCGGGAGGATCGAAGTGACGGGGGTGGCGGTGGGAGCCAAAACAGCGTTAGCCGAGTTGCCGGTGCTCAGACTGGACGCCACAGCGGCGTTGTTGACCATCGACAGGTTGGTACCAACCAGAGCCAGGGCGCCCGAAGCAACAACGGTCGTGGCCGAGCAAACAACCGCTTTGAACACGGTGTCAGGATCGTCACAAACCACAGCCTGCGCATCGCCAGCCAGCGTGGAAGCGGGCCAGTATTGCGAGAATTGCTTCTGCTTGGTCAGGGGGTTGGTATAGGTCACTCCCAAGAAAACACCAGTAACTTGGTTGCTACCGGTACCGGTGGTCACAGCTGCGCGGGTAATGAAACCACGCGACAGAACCACGAAGTCACCATAAAAGATGTTTGTGGCGTAACCGTACTGAATGGGCAGGCTGCGGGTAGAACCAGCAAAGACCTGACCACCGATCAAATTGATCGGCTTTAGCCCGTAAGGGGCCGGGATCTGCGGATAAGGCATTTACATGCTCCTAAAAATGTTTAAGCACCTTTGCCAAAGCTCGTCGAAGACTTGCGTTCATTGAACAGCGGCATCCTCGGGTCACTCTGGCGCATGAGACTGTTGTCCACCGCGTCCGCTTGAGCTTTGGTCATCTTCTCGAAGTGCTCGATCCGACCCTTCATAAACTCAGTTGGCGCCTTGCAGAGCAGCAGCCCGCCGATCTCGATGTTGTGCTTGAAGCGACTTTCGGGATCAACTAGCAGTTGCATGTCCGGTTGCTCTTCGATTGCCACCGGCTCCCACCCTTCACGGCGCATGCCAGTGATATTGCGGGGGTCAGCTTTGTCGAGAATCGAAACACGAATCCATCGGTACGCATAACCTGGCAGCTTTTCAGGCTCAGGCAGAAGCTCAGCTCGCGCCCACTGCTTGGGACGCTCTTGAGTTTCACGACTTTCCAGCTCACGCGTTGTACGAGTTTGTGCCATTTTTAGGCCTCCAATTTCAGTTTTGCCACAGCATATTGTTCATCGGTCAACCCCAGCTTTTTGGCCAGAGTCCTCTGACTTTCGGTCAGTCGAACACGTTTTGACTGTGTCGTTCGTGTAGCCGGCGCAACCACCGTGCTTGCTTTTGTAGCCTTTGCAGGCTTTTCGTCGTCTTCCGTTTGGTCCTCAAACCTTTCTGGAAAACGTTTGCGCATCGTATTATCAATGCGCCGGTAATATTCTTGCGAAGATACCACAACCCCTTCTTCCTTCAACTGTTCGTGAAGGGCCAGGGCCATGCCGGTCATCAACTTATCTTCGCCAAACCAGGGATTTTCCTTTTTCCATGCTTCTGCGCTTGGATCAGTTTTAATCCGCTGGACTTGTTGCGCCGGTTGTACTTCAAACTTTTCCTCTTGTAAAGGGGCCGGTTTGAAATTGGAAACTTTGTCGATCTTAATCGACATTTGATTAAGTTTCTTCTGGGCCTCCAGCACTTTCTCAGAATCGCCAGATTCATAGGCCTCACGGTATTCCCGCTCCGCCTGCTGCATTTCCATCTCCACCGCCTTTTTAGCGGTTTCAATGACGTTCTTTTGGCTGCTGTTAATCGTCGATTTGAGTTTGTTGTTTTCCTCAATCAACCGTTTGGCCAGAGCAACAGCTTCTGCCTGCTCACGCATGACAGATTCCTTTTCCCGGCGCTCGTCATGAGCCAGCTTCTTGAGCTGCAGGAGCTTCTTTTTGACTTTGCTGGAATAGTCCTCCAGCTCATCGTTATATAGCTCCTCTGCTACCTCCTTGGGAAGCGGCTTTTTATTGCGGTCTTCCTCCGGGGTATCGTCCTCGATTTCAATTTCGAGTTTGTCGTCGTCTTTCGTATCCTCGATTTCATCGGGGAACTTAAATTCTTCATCGCCAAATTTGGACATGTGAACCTCCTTCACTTACGCCGGATGCCGCGAGGATCGTCCACAGTACCGTCAACCGTATCATCATTGATCATACGGAACTCACGGCCATGGATAACCAGGCGCTGACCAGCATTGGGTCGAACAAGAACAAAATCACCCTCCTTGCACCACGGGCCACTGGGGAACCGCTTGGGATCCTTGTAGCAGTCCGGTCCCAGTGCAACCACGAACAAAACCGTGGCCAGGGTTTCTTCAATCATGATCGTTTCGTCGGCCTTCAACAGGCCTTGCTCAAACTCCTTATCCACCTCGGGCAGGGCACACAAAATTTTGTAGCCAGCCGGTTTGGGGAGTTGTTTCCCTTTTTCTTCGGGAGTTGTGGAACTTGTTCCAATAATTACCGGATTGTCTGGATTAGTCGCCAGTAGGATCTCACTCATCTTGGGTTTCAAGCCTTCGCTGTAGGTCTGTGATGTAGAGACGTGCAGTGAGCAGACCTTTAACCTCTCCGCACATCTTTTTGTACTCCGCAAAATCCTTGGCGTTATCGTCCGCCAATGCTTCTTGGAGTTGTTGAACCTTGCTGTCGATTTGCGACCTCAAATGTTCGAACGCTTTGTCAATGAATTGATCATTCACTGTTTGGCCTTTTCAGGTTTATTTTGGTTTGCCCGGATCTGGGCAGTTGTCTTGGCTACATCTACGCCCAGGCGCATGCGGTCAAGTTCTTTTTGAGCAGTGTGCTTTTCGCTGCTTTGCTCAGCTTGGGCACGAATACGCGCAAATTCAATCTCGCGCTGTGACTCGATACGAGCCTGTTCCGTTTTGATTTGCGCCGACTTGGCCTGCGCATCAATCTGGATTTTTTGCTGCTTGAGCTGCAGCTCGCCTTCCTTGAGCTTGAGCTCCTGCTGCTGCATCTGGATGAGCGGATCCTGAGCCATCTGCTCGGCTTGCTGCTGCGCCGCAATAGCCTTGTTCTTGTTGAGCAACTGGCCCGATGCCTGGGCAATCAGCTTGGCCAACTCAGCCTCAATCTCCGGCGGCAGCTTGTCCTCCGGCGACGGCAACGTAACGCCCATCTGCTCTTCCATTTGCTTGCGGTAGTGGAAGCCCAGGTGCTCGGCAATGTGCGCCTGCAGGGCTGCGTTGATCGCGTTCACCTGGGGGTTTTGCGCAATCTGCTTGGCCATCAGCGGGTCTTGCATAAACATCGTGTGAGCCGCGATGTGTGCATCGTGATCCTGGAAGATGAACGCCTTCATGGGCTTACCACGCAGTGCATTCATGTTCTCGGTAATCGGGTCCGTCGGCTGCTCGTCATCTTCCAGCGGCACCAGCTTCTGGGCATTCTTGATACCCAAAACATCCAGCATCTGGCGGTGCAGTTGGGGCAGGTCATAGATCTGCGGCGCCATCTGGGCCAGCTGGATCACCGCCTGGTACTGGACAACCTTCTGCGCCATCGTGGCCGCATTGGGGTCCGACACCGGGATCACATCGACCATGTCGTAGTCGGAGCGCTTTGCCTTGCGGCCGCCCTGCTCGGGCTCGTAGCTGTACTCGTCCGGGGTGTAGTCGCGGATGATGTCGCGCAGAAGTTTCAGCTCTTGCTTGAACGAGTAATGGATCCGCGCCTGGACCGCGGACATCACCTTGAGTTGCCGCTCCAGCAGCGCCAGCGTCGTACCAACAGGGGAGTTGGCAGACATATCCGCCACCTTCATGTCAGCAGCAGACGCAAACCGGCGGCCTTCGTCAACGATCTTGTCCATCAGCCCCGCAAGAACCTGGCTCGGCTCTTTGTAGGGCAGCGCCATGATGTTGTCTTTGATCGTGCCGCTGGGAACGTCAACATCACGCCACTCCGCCGGGGCAATCGGGGTATCGTCACCCTTGACGCGCAGACCACGGGTTTTGAAACCACCCGGCAGGTTGCTCAGCGACCCCGCATCAACCAATTGGCGCAGGATCGAGGTGCCGGCCTTGGCAAACGCCCCGATCAGGTGGATCAGGCCAAAGCAGTAAAAGCCAAAGCCCGGGACGTATCCATAGTGGACGTAGTGCTGGCGCTTGGTGTGCTTTTTGTCGCCCGGCTTCCAGTTTCGGCGAATAGCCAGGCACTTATTACTGCCCTTTTCAATCGTCACGATGTACGGCAGGGCAATGCCCGTCATTTCGCCGCTCTCGTCCTTGTGCTCGTACCCGGGCAGGTCCAGGTTAACGTTCATCTCCAGCAATTTGTACCGGTCATCGCTGGTAGCGCGGAAACCCATCTTCTCCGCAATCTTTTTCTCCACATCATCGAGTTCGTTGCTCGGCTCGCCCAGGTCAATATCGAGGTAGAACCCGGCAACCTGCAGTTTGCGCAGGTCGTTCTCGGTCTTCCTCATCACATGGGTCACGCGCTCGGCGGTTTCGATATCACTGGCCCCGTACGGAACCACAATATCGTCAGCCGGCACGTAAATCGACGTCTGGCGCTCAAGGTTGGGGTCGTAATAGACCTTTTTGAACGCGTTACCCGCCAGCCCCAGACCCCAAACCATCCTCTCGTGCTCAGGACGGAACTCAGTCATCACGTCCGTGAGCTGGTAGTTCATGTCGTCCGCAACGTTGGTCGCGGCTTCGCGTTTTTCGGGAGTTTCTTTCCCAATAATCTGGGTTTTGACAGGCCCCGCAGCGGGGAACGTGGACATAACCGTCTCAGCCTGGAACTTAACCAGCGCTTCTGACAAAAGTGGGTGGTAAACCCCGCACGCGCCAGGCCAAGGATCCGTTCTTTCCTCGATTTTCAGGCCCAGCAGCTGCAAACCGTCCACATAGGTCTGCATCCAGTCCCGGCGAGACGAAACATCGTCTTCATAATCACTTACCAAATCACCAACGATGGTCGCAATCGCGCTGTCGTCCAGATATTCAGCCAAGTTGGCGTCGAAATCGTCTTCAACCCCACCGTCCAGGCTGATTTCCACACCATCCATCTCGATATTGACCTCTTCAGGATCAACAATTTCGATCTCAATCTCTGGTTCTTCGCCCGTCGCCAAAGATTCCAAGCCCTCTGGCGCTTCGTATAGTGATTTATCGATCATGCTGGCCCTTAATAATAGGAAACCCGACGTTTGAATGATACTGGCTCATCAGGCTCGTCAGTTTGAAGGCGGATAAACCCACCCTTTCGGAAACGAATCAGCGCTTGCGTCGTCGAGTCCACAAGGTCATCGTGATCTGAATACGGGAATGCCGCCATCTCTTCAATTAACTCGTCCGCCCACCTTGTTTCCGGCGCCCATACCTTGCCACTGGCAAACAAATCGGCCACAGAGTTAATACGGACCATCTTATCATTGCCCCTGCTGGGTGTAAATTCACTTACAGGGATACCCATCGCCCTCAGCTCATAGATAAGTGGCGCCCCGGAAGCCTTCGCTTCCACGATAAACGCGTCCGGCTCCCACTCCTTATAGTGGTTAAACGCCTTCTCCTTCAACTCCGGGAACTCCATTCGGCGCTTGAACGCATCGAGCAAAATAATGTGGGCGTCGTTTTCGTTCTCGTTCATGTAGAACACCCCCCACGTCGTACACGCCGAATAGTCCGCCCTCTCACTTTTCGTAAACGCCGTGTCCCAGCTCTGGATCACAAACTGACACTGGGGCGGCCTCTCCTGCTTCCACGCCTTCCACCACTCCCGCTTAATAATCGCGCCCTCTTCGGACGTCGGCTCCTGCTGGTACTGGGCGTTCCACTTGCTCACCGGCAGTTCGAGCTTCAAAGCCTCCAGCTCCTCCAGGCTCCAGAACTCCGGCCAAAGTGGCTTTCCACTCGGCAATATCGCAGGGAAGTTAATCACCTCCCAGTGCTCCCCATCCTTATCGATCATCGACTGCAACACCCGGCCCGTCAGGTCTTTCTTCGACCACCGGGTCATCACGATCACAATCGACCCACCCGGCTGCAGACGCTGCCGCGGGCCAGACGTGTACCACTCATACACCTGGTCAAACACCTCCGGGTTACTTTGCGCCAACTTGGCTTCCTGCTCGGAATGGGGGTCGTCAATGATGAGTAGATCCGCGCCCTTACCCGTCACCGTACCGCCCACACCAATAGCGAAATACTCCCCGTTCCCGTTCGTCGCCCAGCGACCCGCCGCCTTGGAGTCAGCCCTCAAGCTCACATTCGGGAAGATCTCCCCGTACGGCTGGCTGTCCACCAAGTTCCGCACCTTCCGGCCAAAGCCCACCGCCAGTTCACTCGTGTTCGAGCACTGGATCACCTTCTTATTCGGGTACTTCCCCAAAAACCAGCTCGGCAGCATGAACGACGCAAACTCACTCTTCGTGTGCCGCGGCGGCATATTAATAATCAACCTCTTCAGCTTCCCCTGGGCAATCTCCTCAAACTTCGCTGCCATCACTTTATGGTGCCGCCCGTCAATAAACCCAGGCCACATCGCACGGACAAACTTCCCAAACGACCCCTGCGCCTCCTCCCGGCGTTTGGCCATCCTCAACTCATGAAGATCCTCAAACACCTGCTCCTGCACATTCAACGGCAACTTCTCTATCGCCCGGGCAATTTCATCTACGTTCACTCAATCCTCCGAAAATTTATATACACAGGCCGTATCGACCTCGCGCTCCCAGGCAACCTCTTACACACCCCCAAATCACACAGCTTCCTCATCACCCTATTCACATTCCCCCGCCCCCTATCCCCCGTCAACCTCATGATGTCATCCACCGACGGCCCATACCCAAACTTCTTCCACCACTCATCAATACACAAAAACACCACCTTCTGCTTCGGCGTCATAAGCCTCTCCATCCCACTCTCAACATCCCTTACTCGCTCCATTCCCCATCCTCCCACGACCGATCCCACTCCCACACCACCACCGGAGTCCTCGGCCCCACATACGCCCCCTCCACATTGAAATCAATAAACTCCAACGCCTCCTCATCACTCATCCCATCCCTCTCCATCAACACCTTCACTATCCCCTCCCCCGAATACACCAACCTCTCCACCCTCCCATCATCCATCCACACACTAGCCGTCCCCAATATCGCATCGTCATACCCATCAAACCGAATCAGCCCCTCCATCTCCATCTCCTTTATCTGTACTTATCTTTGTAATTGATAAGTATGTTGCACAAATTTATTCCGCCAATTACTAACCCTAATTTTCTATAAATGGAACAAGTTCCACTCTCAGGATTGGATCAATTTTTATTTTTATACCCCCCCATCGGTTTTTTCTAGCGATTCTTTGAGTGGAATACTATGCGAAGGTGCGCCCCCCGTGGCCGGGCCGGAATGGGCGGGTGGGGGGGCCGTGGGGTCGGCTGGCTGGCCATCGTCGTGGGATGTGCCTGCATCTGTGCGTGCTTGGGCCAGCTCGGTGAGCAGGTCTAGCCCGGCGTCTGCCTCGACTACCTGTGCGTCCGTGACATCCTTGAGTGTCTCGAGGAGACGCGCCCGGATCTCCCCGCTGCGCTGGATGGTCGTGATCTCCTTGCGTTCGACGAAAGCCCCGACCTCGAACAGGTTGCCCAACAGCTTCAGGCAGGCCACGCGTTGGGCAGGCGGGAACTCGGGATCGAGGGAGTGCTGGACGAGTTGCTGGACGAGCAGGGACTTGAGCTGAGCAGGGGTTCGATGTTTCTCTGCCTCGATTGCCAGCTTGTAGGCCTCGACCTCTTGCTGGATCCTTGCGTCGGCTGCGAGCTTGTACGGCTGACAGACGATTGTGGACGGAGCTGGTGTTCCCTCTCTACTGTCCCTGTATGCCTGAGCCTTCGTCTTCCCTAGTGCAAGCTGCCGGGCGAATTCCCTCTGTTTCGTCGTGAGCTGAGCCTTCTTCCCCGGGCCGGACGACAGTAGGTGTTCTACCGGGAACTGCGTGAGCCCCTCTGCGATCTGCTGCCGGGTCAGCTTCTGTGGTGTCTTCACCTTGCGTGCTGGAGTGCCTGTGTCCATCGTGTCCTACTAGGTACGGAGTGAGTATCGGGCCAGATGATACCGCGGCCTTCACCCAGGTCAACCGCGGCGTGCCATCCTGACCTAGTGGAACTTGTTCCACTCGACTTCAAAAAAAATGCTTGACGAGGTACTTGCAACCCCTACAATATCAGACATGGCAGCAGCCGCTGTCATGTGTCGCAACCTACTGGAGACCTACCCATGAGTGACCAATCCCTGAAGACGGCCTGCGTGCTGTCCGTCATGTTCGCTGTTCTGACTGTCGTCGTCGGACTGATCCTCGATGCTCTGTCGGTTGCGGACGCTGTCGTCTGCCTCACCTGCGTCGCTGTCCCCGCTGTCGCCCTGATCCTCGAAGGAGCACAAGCATGACCAAACTGAAAGCCCTCAAGACTGATCCAGTTGCTCTCAATGCCGCCCTGCGCCGGTTGCTGTCTCTGCTGGACACCACGGACGCCGAATTCCCGGACGCCTGCTGGCGCGTTGCATCCTCGACCGGCGTTGACTATGTCGCCCTAGCGGATGCGTACGACACTTACTGCGCCGCGCGCGACGATGTGACGCACGCTGACTGGTACGAGCGCGTGTCCCACGCCTGCGACCGCTGAGAGTGCAGCCTGATGACCGGGGCCGCCCGGTCATTGGAGTGCAATCCCGCACGACTACGGAGAACATCATGCCCGACTACTACCGACTCACGACGATGACCCACTACGGCGCGATCACAGAGACTACCGAGATGCTGGTCACCGACGAGGATATGCTGGCCGCCGCGCAAGCAATGGACAGATCCGGCGGAGGGTTCGCGGAAGCAATTGCGGCGGCATGGTTTCGCGCTGATTCTGGCAACCGCGAACGGCTGGCGGATGCCTTTGGTGACCTGTTCGGGCGCTTCGTCAAGCAGGCCTACGCCGACAAGACTTGATCCTGATGCCCCGCGTGCCGGGGCATTAGGATGGGGTTTTCCCATCGTCAACGGAGATCATCATGCGAATCACTTACCTACAGGATCCCGGTCATGGCTGGCTGGTCGTGCCTGCCGCCCTTGTCCGCAGCCTCGGCTGCCGCCCCTCTGACTACAGCTACCACGACCGCGCCGCTGATGTGGCGTACTTGGAGGAGGATTGCGACGCTGGGGCATTCATGCAGGCGCTGAAGGCTAGCGGTGTCGTGCCGCAGATCATCGACCACCACACCAACGATGACGCGTACTGCCGCAGCCTACCGCGTTGGAGGGGCTGATGACCACCAGACTCGCTGCCCTGATTGCTCAGGCCCGACTCTGGGCCATCCTCGCTGAAATGAAAGCCGCACAAAGGAGCCGCAAATGAGACATCACGCCCAACACCCATTCGATCAAGAGATCCGCCGCCGCCTGTTCCAAGACCGCCGCGAGGCACGCGTGCAGGCCGCATGGGAGTTCCTGCTTACCCTTGTCGTGTCCACAGCAATCGTCGGTGTCATCACGCTGATTGTCGTAACCCTCACGGAGTGACCATGAATCTTTATAAATTTACCTGTTCTGTGTGGGTGCGGGGCGAAAGCCTTGAAGCTGCCCTGCAGGAGCTGCACGAGGAAGTTGACTACCACTTTGGCCTCGACAACAACCTGATTGCGCTGGAAAGCGACGAGGGTGTGTTGGCTGAAGAAGGAGAAAGCAAATGAACGCACCGATCATTAAAGACGGATGGGCACTAATCCACGAGCGCACCGGAAAGTTGGTCAGTGAGCGCGATGTGGTGCTGGACTTCAGGGGCGAGGCCGACACCATCATGGGAGGCAATCCCCCGCACAAACCCAGCTCAACGGGGCGTGTCTGGGTGGAGCGCGGCGAGTTCTTCCCTTCCGTTTTCAACCTTAAATGGGTACGCAACTAGGACGGAATCCACAACATCCCCTGTAGCCCCGCGTGCGAGGCTATGGGGGGGCGTTGTGCCCTCTAACGGAGATCAACATGGATATTCACAAGCTGGATTTTTGGCTGCTCGATGCGTACGCATTGGGCTACTACGATGGACGCCACCACGGGAGCGAAGACACCCCCGAAGAGTACGACGATGACCGCCGCTACCTGTACAAGGTCGGCTACCAACGCGGCGTGACTGACTACTGCCACGACAAACACCCGGAGACTCAATCATGAAACGACCTGAAAACATCCACGACGCACTTCGTCACCTGCACGATCTGACAATGGCTATCGCCAACGACATGAACAATTACATGGATAACCCACAAGACCACAAACCGGAGTACTTTGAGGCTGTCCATGCGGCAGCGCTTGATGCTCACCTGCTGGTCACATGGGTGAGGGACAACCTAGCGGAAATGCAGAAATGAAATACACATTCGTCCGCAAGAGTGGCAACCGCAAAACCGGGCCAATCCCACAGACCTACAACTCGCGCTCGACCTGCCCTCCAAGCTGCGCCCACTATCGAACAAGCTGCTACGCTGAAGACTTCTACACCCGCATGGCATGGCACAAAGTAGACCGCACCGGGATGGATATCACCGGGCTAGTGCGTGAGATAGCCCGGCTGCCAGACGGACAGCTTTGGCGCTACTCCGTCGCTGGTGACCTACCCGGCGCGGGGGAACTGGTTGACGCGTACGAGCTAGGCCAAATCGTTTCCGCAAACCGAGGCAAACGAGGGTTCACCTACACCCACAAAAAATCCGCCGCCGCAATCAAGTGGGCGCGGCACGCAATCGAGTGGGGTTTTACTGTGAACCTATCCGCCGATGATGCAGGAGAGGCAGACCGCCTGCACCGCCACGGCCTGCCGATTGTCGTGACTGTGCCAATGGACACCCCGCGCCAATCGTTCACCCCAGCAGGACACCCGATCATTGTCTGCCCCGCACAGACAACCGATCATGTGACTTGCGAAACCTGCGGCCTGTGTCAAAACGCTACCCGCAGATCCATCGTCGGTTTCCGCGCCCACGGGTCAAAGGCACGCGTTGCCGACCAACGAGCACGCAAAGTTATCCCGATTCGGAGCACGCAATGAACGCCGAGCAAATACTGAAACGATTGATTGCACCGCAGAACAGGCCTGCCGGGATGTATCTGCGTCTTTACCACGGACGCCCATCACCCAAACACGAAATGGAGGGCTGGGGGCCAGATGGCCCGGTTTTCGGGCCTCTGAAGTATTGCCACATCACCTACATGAGCACGATCAATATTTGTGGCATGGACGATGAGGATACCGGGCCAATGAGCGGGGATGATCCGATACATTTTGTTGACGATTTGATTTTTTACGATGGCTGGTACTACGGGGACTGGGCCTTTGAATATGAGGATGGAAAATGACTGACTGCCAAATGCACACGAAAACCGATGGAAGCTGGTGGGAGCACGATGGGCAGGGCATCCCCCTTTGCCGCGTGTGCTCCAACTGCCGCGACGAAAAGCTACGCCGCTATCGGCCTGAGATTTTGGCCTACTACACACAGGCCGACATCGACGAGCAGATCGAGGAGGATTACTGAAATGATGCTGGACACACCCGAACAGATCGCTGGAGCACGAATGCTTACCCTGTTTGCAGGCCTGAAGCTGGAGGTACTGGGGATGCGGAAATCAGGCCGCAGTTGCTACCAGATCGTTAAGCAGGAATTTGGACTGAAGGGCACGCGCCGACAAGTGCTCGACGCGTATCAGGAACTGCTGTACGAACGAGGGCTAAAGCAACGGCCTCAGTAACGCCGCCGCCGCCTCTGTGCCGAGCCTAGCCTCGGCATCATTGAAATCCTCCCCTAGCTGGCCTAGCCAGATTCGGGAGGATACTTTTTTGGCGGCACGCTGGCCTGCGCCGCTGGCATCATGGTCTGCCACCACCAACGGGTTCCGCAGCCGCTGGCCTATCTCGACCATGTTCTGGGCCGAGAAGCAGACATGGATGCGATACCGCTGCCGGGCGTGTTTCAGCGCACGCCGCACCGACAGGCCGGTGGCGAAGCCTTCGACGAGGATGTCCTGGCCCTTGTTGTCGATCACGAGGCTAGCGCCCTTTGTCAGCTGGCCGGCCAGGAACCGCTTCGTGCCGTCCGCGGCTATGAGCTGGCAGCCAACTAATTTGTCGCCCACCCGCATCGGTAGCACGAGGCTACCCTCCCAGACATACCCTTCGAGTTCAGGGAATCCCTTCTTCGCTAGGTATGGGTGCGTGGCTTTCGGTGCCGAGTTGAGAATCCACGCCGCCCGATGTGCCGCACGCTCCTGCCTAGCACGACGCTCTTTGTCTGCCTTCTCGCGCCTGGCCTTGGCCTCGGGGTCTGGCCTGTAGGCTTCGTCGGACTTGTACGGGATGTGCTTGTCATGCACCGCGAAGTTGATGAGCGCACCCATCCTGCCATCGAAGATGTAGGCGCCGTTGGCCTTCTTCGGGTGGTCAATGGTGGGCACGCGCATCCAGCGGTCGAGCACGAGGCTGCGGATGATGAGTCCGTGCATCTCCGCAAACTGTTCAAAGGTCACTTCGCGCTGGGCCTGTTGTTGTGACGCTCTTCCATCACTTTGATGGCGCCAATAACTTCACCAATCTGGGCCAGGGCGTAAAGAGCGCACTTGTTTGCATCTTCAAACCGGTTCTCAAGCATGAATTTATGAAGATCTTTGAGCGCTGCGTCGGCCATCATGGCCGGGAAAGAGTAATCAACTAGTTTGGTCATTTTGTTTGCTTATATTTCTTGCGCCATGCCCGGACGGACTTGGGGTCTACGTTGTAGTAGTTGGCTACGTCTTGGATGGTTCCTTCTGCCATAGCCACTTCCCGCTGTTTATCTTCCTGCTCCTTCCTTTTGTCATCGTGGGTGTGGACAAGAACCTCTTCGGTTGTGAAGCGATGTAAATTGCCACACTCCCGAACACGCCTTGGCATCCGGGTCGTGACAACCCGGCTCCATGCGTTGCACGTAGGGCAGTTCATTTAGGAATGGCTCTGGAATAGACAGAGAACTGCCTGACGCTAATGGTGCTCTGCACCGACTTGTTAGACAGGTTGGGAATGGTGCCAAGGGAGATGCCCATAGCCCGGCTACGCTCCACCACCTGAGTCTGGCTCTGCGACATAGTTGCACCATGCCCCCGGAAGTGAGCGTCTTGCAAGAACACAGACGGGCTGTGGTCATGCTTCCAGTGGAAGGGGCTATCTACCGGGCAATTGCATTTAAATTTCATGATGGCTTTCTTATTCCTGTTTCAAAGTCTTCTCGTTTATCTGCGCTGTTGTGTGTGGCAACCATGTGTTCCATGTCAAGGCCGGGGCAGCACCAGCAGTGGGGGCTAAGGATATGCTCGTATAAATCCTCGTCTGGCACAACGTGGGTAACGTAGTGCCCGTCGTTAGACCACCCCGATATGGTTACCCACATGGTTGTTCAAACTTGTAGTCATGGAATACTGCGCCACGGGATTTATCCCCAACCTCGCAATTCCTGACCCACACTCGCTTGCCTGTTTTCTTCATGGTTCTCCAATGGCCTCTGCGCTCGTGCCACCTTGGTGGCGCATGGGTTCCCCCTTGAGGGTCTTGCTTGGGCTTGGATGGCTCTATGGTTATCGTTGTCCAATCATAGGTTGGCATTTTTCCTTGACGGATTTTCTTGTCCCAGTTGGCCCTCTTAATGATTTGATGCCCGGTCACGGGCTTGGTGTCCAATGACTCACAAAACGCTGCAATGAACGCTAGGACACCAGTTGCATAGCTTGTTCGGTAGTCAAAGCGTGTGCCGTCCTTGTGGCGAACCTTGATGCCCTCATCATCAATTATAAAAAAAAAGGTTGATATTGTTCGCGTTGATTTTTTGTCCCATTGCAAACCTGTAACCCCGGTAATTTCTCCAACGCGAGTTACAAAAATAACAACCTTCTTATTGTCATACTCGCAAGCAAGGGCAGTACGTGGGTATGGCAAGGGGCGGGAAAGAATTTCAGGACTTACTTTTTGTTCCTTGCGGTACACCGCACTCATATCAAACCAATGATGTTCAACTGCCTTTTCTGGATTTATAGCCACAAGCTCTTGAATTAGTGGCGTCATGTGTTCTTCCCCTTAATTAGCGTTCCACAAATTTGACAATGCTGGTACTCACCTTCGCTTTTTTCCGGGTACTTGGCGCGAATCAAATGTCCCGTTTTTTCGCATAACCAGAATAACCAGATAAAAACCCTCATGTGTTCTTCTCCTTTAGTTTGGCTTCAATGGCGCGGGCAAATCGCACATCTTCTTCGGATTCGCACAGTGTCAAATCCTCATCCGTCAACCCCACCCATCTACGCCTGACTCCAGACAAATCCAAATCAGCCTTCAAAAGATCGTCCATCACTCGCTGATCGTCTTCGTTCCAATTCTCTGGATACGCCTGCTTGAACGAATCAAGCGCATCCCATGCGCGACGCAGTAGGTCAACCATGGTTCTTCTCCCGCAGCTTGGCCTCCACGGCGCGGGCAAATCGCACATTCCAGTCTGGTGATTCGTGGAAATGCGTTGCATTGTCGGCGGCTTCAATCTCCTCTTTTGTTAACGACACCCACTCACGCTCGGGCTTGAGCTTGGCCTTCACAGCGTCGATGAGCATCGCCCGGTCAAACGCATCGTTAGGGCTGTCTTCGATCCATCGCAGGCACAGCGCCAGCAGTTCTTTTTCAGTCGGCATCAATCATCTCCTTTAGTTCTTCCATGCACTCGGCCCAGCCCAGCAGCATGTACCACACGTAGTCATTGCGCGGGGTACGTTCAAAACAGAAATGCGCCATAGCTAGGTAGTTGTCGGCTGCGGCCCACCAGCGGCTGCGTTCGTAGTCAGGATGCATTGCTCCCCCTTGCGCGGATGGCGGCGGCTACGCGGTCTTTAGCTTGCATAGTGATGTCGTCCTGCTCGCCAGATACAGGCGTCTCAGCAATAACTGCACACGCCTCGCGCTCGGCCTCCACCGCCCGCCGAGTCTGCACACAGGCAAACCGCTGGCAATCAGCATGGCATGAGTGAATCTCGGTGGAGAGCAGGTAATCGCGGTGAAGTTCAACAAAACGACCAGCCTTTTCCATTGTTGGATGCCAACCCAGAACCCCGGGCGATTCCTCTTTCAACATTTCTGCTTTCTCTAACAAGTCAATCAATTGTCCCGGGGTCATTCCATCTCCTTTATTTTTTCTGCCAGCACCCTGATGTACTCGCGTGCTTGTTCGACAGGAACTTCGGCGTGGTAGAAAATTAGCGCCGCTTCCACAAGTTTCGGGCTTTGTGGGGTGCTGGCGAACACCGCCCACAGATACTCTCGTTTTGCGCTCATTTCAAACCTCCATACATTGACCACTCTCTGGCCTTCTCCACCATGAACAGCCCCTCGGCCCGGGTCATTTTGGATGAGCGCACAAACAGTTCGCCTTCCCAGTCGAAAGCAATGATCATCACATCGGTCAGGCCACCATCCTCACACATATCCAGCGCGGACTTGAGCGCCTGCTCTGGGGTGTAGTTCACGCTTGCGGGTAGGCTGATTACTTTTTCGTTGTTCATCAGTACCCCCACCGGATTCGAAAGCACACCAGATAGAGGTGCAGGACAAACTCATTGCCGCCGCTGAAAAACCCCACGGCAAAGCACGGCCATAGGCGCGGGAAAAACTCGGTGGTCAAATGCAAACTTTTTCTCATGATTTCTCCTTTGCTGCGGCGATGGCGGCGATTCGCTTCGCCTCTGCTTGTGCGCCAAGCATGGAGCCACTTGCCGGAATTAACTCCAGCGCCTCCAGCAGTTGCTCGTTTACACGCTCCAACTCGGCCAGCTTCTTGTCTAGCTCGGTGTTCTGGTCGCGCAAGCTCTCGTTGAGTTCGTGCAGGCGGCGCAGTTCGGCGGCGGCTTTGTGTTTGAAGTCCATTGGGCCATTGCTGGCACCGTCCAGTTCATCAGCCAGATGCTTTACGTTTTCACGCTCGCAGCCGCTACGTTTGCAAAACCCCCCGCACGATGAGCATTGACGTTCAGTCATTCCCCACCCCCGATCCCGTGCTTGCGCTCGATGGCGCGGCAAAGCTCTCGCACATAAACACCGAGCGGCTTGCCCTTCTCTCTAGTGCGGCAGTAAACGCGGTTTTCGATCTTGTCGAACTCTTCCTCCGTCAGCGGCTGGCGCTGGGGCGGGGTTGACAGAAGCTCCTCATTGCCTTCGCTGTCAATGCTCCATGACGCGCCGCAAACGCACAGCAGTTCGTGAGGCTGGCGCTGGGGCGGGGCGGTGTAGAGCATCGTGCCGATTGGAATTGCATCAACATCTTCTTGCTGGTAATCGATGGCGTGTTTCTCGTCAGACAAGCTTCCTTCGCAAACCCACGCCACCGGCTCCTGCTTTTCGGCCTGCTCAATGGCGGTGCGGAGAGCGGCGATGGCGTTTTGTCGTACTGGCAAAGTTGATTTGTGGGTAAAACCCCACTCGTCAGCAAAAAACTCCAGCGCCTCGAGCGCCTGCTTCATTGCGTCGATGCTCATTTCCATTCCTCCTCGTCCTTCTTGAGCATGGAGTCAAAGTACTCGTGGGCTAGGTGTACCAACAGTCCACCAACAGCGAATCCAATGATGAGCCCAAGAAAGAAGTCGATCATTTCTTCTCCCCTTTATTGAACGTGCCTGCAAACTTGTTTGCCAGCGCCCACACGTCGAGCAAGCGGATTACCAGAATCTCCCGGCCATCAGAATCCTGATAGAGGGTTTCGTACAAACACTCTTGCTCCAGCCAAACGCAGAACTCGGGGTAGCTCATCTTTTCGCTCATTCTTGGCCCCCGTGTTCGTGCCTGAACTTGCTGTTCAGCTCCAGCATCTGCACCGCCCGGCGCAGCGCTGCAGTCACGTTCTCGATGGATTCGTTCGTGACCTCCTGCTTCATCGTGACCTCCGCGCAGAACGAATCAAACGCTTCAATCGTAAACACGACCGTTTCTTTTTCCTCGTCGTACGCCTCGATCTTTACTGGATACACCTTAATCATTTCTAAACTCCTGGTTGATTAACTTCATGCCGCCGCCCTGGATTTGGATTTCGCCCACGCAATGTTGCGTGACTGAATCCACCTAAATGTTTTTGTGCTGGTGGGAATGGTTGTTTGCTCCACCCCACGCGGGAACACGCCGTACATTTCCTTGTACTTGTGAGCAACCCATCCATCCTTGTAGCCGCGCATACGCGAGTAATAGAGCAGCTCCGAATAAAACTTCTGACGATCCTGCAGCGGATTGTTGGACTTGCCATCGAGCTCGTGCAGCTCTCCCGCCACGCTGGCCACGTTCTTCACCGGGCGCTGATACCCGCAAGAGAGGCAGACGTTGTCTTTGCCAATCCACAGCGCCGCGCACACTGGGCACTTGGATTCCTTCTTCTCCTTCTCCGTGGGCTCTTTCTTAGCCTTCTCGCCGTCTTTGGCTAACTCAGTGACGCCGTTATCGAAGAGATCGTCCCAGTCCCCGCGGAACCGCAGGTAGTTGCCCGAGTGGTCGAGCCACACGCCGAACTGCTTGCCCTCGAAGGGGCGCATGATGCGACCCATCTGCTGGACGTGAGAGCTGAAGGATTTCGAGAACGGCCTGGCAGACACGCCAATCATCACGTCAGGCACGTCAAACCCGCGGGTCAGGATATCGGTGGCGATGAGCCCATGGATTGAGCTGTCAGGCTTGGCAAACTCCTCGATGGTCTCGCGCTTGAACTCGTCGTCCTCTTTGTAGGAGATCGAGACAAAGTTATAGCCCTGCTCTTTGAACTGGCGCTCCAGGTCTTTGCCGTGCGCTACGCCTGCACAGAACACAACCGTCTTCTTGGGCCTGCCAAAGATTCTGTTAGTCTGCTTGATCCACTCGGCGACGATGTCCCCGGTGATCTTCATGCTGCGCTCGCTGACCACGTCCTGGGACCATTCGCCGGCCACCTTCTTGGCCCCGGTCATGTTGATCTCTTTGGCGATGAACACCCGCAGCGGGGTCAGCCAGCCATCCTTGATCAGCTCACCCGTGGGCTTGGCCCCGACCACATGGGTGTAGACATCCCCCAGGCCTTTGGTGAACGGCGTGGCGGTCAGGCCGATCACTTTGATTGTGGGGTTGTCCTTGATCCACTTGGTGGTGCTGGCACGCTGGACGTGGCACTCGTCGATCATCAGCAGATCGATGTCCATGTCGTTCTGCCGGCGCTCCAGGGTCTGTGCGCTGCAGACCTGGATGTTCTCGTACGGGCGATAACGCCAGTGCCCAGACATCATCACCCCGTGCGGGATGTCGTACTTCGATAGCCGCAGGCTTGTCTGGTCCACCAGCACGATGCGATCCAGCACCATGGCGGCCTTCTTGTAGCCCTTGGCCACCTCGGCCATGATCGACATGGCCACCTCGGTCTTACCAAACCCCGTCGGGGCATATAACAGCTGGCAGCGATGTCCACTCTTGAATCCATCGCGCAGCTTCTCGACCACCTCTTGCTGGTGGGGTCTCAACGAGAGCATGAAGTCCTCCTACCGGGAAAGCGCCCGGCTTCGCATCAAACAGTGGCTGCTTTTTCAGCCTTCTCAGCACGCTTCTTCCAGTAGTTCACCTGCTTCACAGCCTCGGCAAACTTGTTCTGGAAGTCGTTTCTGGAGATGGTCACGGCTTTGAGCTGCATCTCCAGGTCTTTGACCTCCGCACGCAGGTCGTCAATCGTCGTCGTGACCTGGGCTTTGGCGGCATCATCGATGTCCATGTCCACAATGGCCAGCTGGTCCTTGAGCTTGGCGTTCTCCTCGGCGATGGCCCTCATCTCTGTGGCCAGCTCTGCCATCCGATCCTCTTCGGTAACCTCCGCGGGCTGCTCAGGCTCGGGCGCTTTGGTGCTGGGCTTGGCAGGCGGGGGCGGCGGGAGCTTCTGCTTCTTGTTGAGCTCCATGGCCTTGCGGATGCGGCCCACGGTCATGTGGGACACCTTGCAAATCTTGGCGATGTCCCGGTCAGAGCTGTCTGCGTACTCGATGTCTTCGAGGAGGGAGGCAACCACCAGGCGCTTCTCCTCGTTGGTGCGGGGCAGGCCGTGCTCCGAGTTGGCACCGCGGGAATAGATGAACGCATCGCGCTTGGTGCCCGTGTGGACTTCGCACTCGATAGAGCGAATGGCAGCCCGCTTGTGGGCATGGTAGCGGTGGAACCCATCAGCCAGCCAAAGATCCTTGCCGTCGTTGAAGACGACCACAGGAGGCATTTTCCCCCCGTCCAACAGCACCTCGGTGTACGCCGTGACAGTGTCCTCGTAGACCTGCTTGCGTGATTGCGTACCGCCGTCGATGCGGATCTTGTTGATATCGATGGGTTTGCTCATCCTCACTCCTTAAAAAATTGGAACTTGTTCCACCCGTTTGGCTTGCACCACATATATTGTACCAAATGCATCTGATGTGTGCAAGAGTCAAGCTACGCCGGGTGACTGGGGGGCCATCATCTTAGGCTTCTCAGTCACCGTGCCCGTCTAGGGGTTAGCCCTTAGACCAGCAGCCGACCATCACTGGGCGACCCACCATGGGTGGTTGAGTCATCGGGAAGGGTGCTTTGGCTGTCACGAGTCACCCCTGCCTGCGCGAGTCGCTCAACTACGCTCGCACGCACCGGTTGGTCTTGCCGGCACGATTGTCTTTTCTTCCGCGCCACCGATTTCAAGTGCTTGCTGACGGGCGGAGTCCGGCTGGGTGTGGAGGGTGGGAACTGAACTGCTCGCATGAAGCAGCGTTCTGTGAAAGTTACGGAGACCAAGTCACGGAGCTAACCCGTTACCAGTCCAGTTCCCGAAAAGCAAAAAGCCGTTAAGACAGACCCCGGTGGAAACCCACCCTCTTTTGGAGGACGGCACCCCAGTCGGGGTCGGAGTCTGACTTAACGGCTTTCGTTGCTTAGGTTTCCACGCCTAGCTGGGTGGATTATACCAACACAGCTTCAACGCGTGTCAACTATTTTTTTCCAACACGGCTGGGGACTCGTCGTGCGTCCTTCGATTAGCGTGGCGACACCGGCCACATCCCCATGCGTCTTGGAAAAAGTCCCCCCACCTTTCGGCGAGGGGGAACTCAACAAGAATCAACCATGATGCGGCAACTGCAATCACCGCGGCGCTACTGTATCAGATCTGCTGGCGGCCGTACTCTGCAAGCAGCGCAGCCTCGGCCCGCCCGTCATCCTTCACCCGCTTGAACGACCCGGCAAACGCCGGCCACATCCCCATGGCCATGGACCGGCTCGCATCCTTGCCAGAATCGAGCTGCAGCGCTTTTTTCCACTTGGCTGGGGTGACAGTACTGATCTTGATATTGTTGCCCGCCAGAGCCCCTTTGACGATGCCAAACGCCTCCCCGAAAGCGAACATCGAGCTGACCCCCTGGCCCGGCATCGCTGTAACTTGTTCCACCCAAGCGTGCGCCTCGCCGGAGTACCAGCTCAGGTCATAAGCCAGCAGCTCAGGACTGACCCTGGTCTTTACCGCCTTGCCAACCTGGACCTGGACCACCGGCATGTCCAGCAGCCGCACCAGGCTCCCGTTCATGTTCATGATGGCAATGGCTCCATGAGCCCCCGGGTCAACCCCAATAATAAATTTCATAAGAGTCCTTGCAACACATGAATTGGTGTGGGTATAATGTCCCCTCACTTTAACCCAAGGAGAACCTGTGAAGATAGTTTTTACCAAAGCCGAAGTCGAGGACATCATCCTCATGCACGTCCGGCGCAAGTTTGGCATTTCCATGGACCGCGTCGATCTGTCCTCCTACATCGGTGACTTTTGCGTTGTCTCCCAAGTTGAGGAGCAGGTCAAGCTGGTGAAGGCCACCGACATTGAGGACACGTTCGGGGCCGCCGTATGATCATCACCAACAAGTTCAACCTGCCTCAGACGTTCGTGAACGTCATGAAGCGCCCCACCTACAGCAAGGGCAGGGCCGCTCTGTCGGCCACCGAGCTGATCAACTCCCCCCGCATTGTGCAGCTTCGCAAGGCCCACGAGGCCGAGCTGGAATACGACGTGTCCGAGATGGTCTGGTCCATCTTTGGCACCGCGGTCCATGGCGTGCTCGAACACGGCAAGGACGAAAACCATATCGTCGAGGAGCGCCTGCACGCTGAGGTCGATGGCTGGTCAATCTCCGGCGCGATTGACCTGCAGCTGATTAACGAGGATGGCACCTACACCATCAACGACTACAAGACAACCGGCGCATGGGCGGTGATGAACGAGAAGGCCGACTGGGAGCACCAGCTCAACATCTACGCCTGGCTTGTCGAGAAGGTCAAGGGCGTGAAGGTTTCCAAGCTGGAGATCGTGGCCATCATCCGTGACTGGTCGCGCCGCGATGCCGCGGTCAAAGCCAACTACCCTGATGCCCCCATCAAGGTGATCCCGATCCAGCTTTGGACGCAGGAGTTCCGCGAGCAGTTCATCCGCGACCGCGTCACGCAGCACTCGAACGCGATGCTGACCGCGGAGCTGGGTGAGACGCTGCCCTACTGCACGCCCGAGCAGATGTGGGAAAAGCCCCCTGTGTTTGCCATCATGAAAGAGGGCAACGTCCGCGCAAAGAGCGTCCACGCACTCGAGTCCGAGGCAACCGTGTCACTCGAGGATTTGAAGAAGACCGCAAAGAAAGGAGAAAACTTTTACCTCGAAGTCCGCAAGGGCGACCGCACCCGCTGCGAAAACTTTTGCCAGGTGAGCAAGTACTGCGACCAGCACCAGGCATATCTAGCTTCCAAAGAAGGAAATCAACCATGAAAGAACTGCAAGAGAAAGAGCTGAAGAAATTGATCACGTTCCTCGACGCGATCAAATGCCAGTACAAGATCATCACCGATGATGGCCAAACCTTCATGCGGGGCAACGTCGTTCCCGAGCCGAGAAAGAAGCGCAACCTGTCGATGCCCTACGGGGCCATCGCAGCGCACTTCAAGCCGTTCATCAACGTCAACGCCAATGTCGGCGATGTGATTGAAATCCCCTACGCAAACATCAATCCCGCTGTCCTGCGTGGCGCCATCTGCAGCTACCTCGTGAAGCAGTGGGGCAAGAAAACCTACACGACGATGCTCGCCAAAGAAGGCGTGCAAATCATGCGTACTGAAATCCCGGAGCAGCAATGAGCGAACAACCCAAAAGCGACATACCCTCTGTCGCCGCGCCTTTTGTGCTGAAGGATTCAGTCATGGTCGAAGGCGTGACCGAAAACTTTGTCTGGTACGAGGCGGAAGTCATCCTGCGCCAGATGGAACAAACGCAATCCCGGCTCAAGAAGCTGGTGTCGGTGATGGAAGCCCGCCACAAAGAGCACCTGCGAATCATCAACGGTTTGCTCGACGAATTGTCCCTACTCAAGAAAGAACTCAATGACCGTCCATAAGAAACTGATGGAAGCCCGCATCAAGCTGCAGGGCATGGAACTTCGCAAGTCTGGCGAGAACAAATTCGCCGGCTACAAGTACTTCGAGCTGGGCGACTTCCTGCCCCAGACCATGACTATCTTCCACTCGATTGGCCTGGCCAGCGTAGTGAGCTTTGATGCTGAGTTTGCCCGCCTGTGCATCGTTGATACCGAGGACGGCTCAAGCATCACCATCACCAGCCCGATGGCCGATGCCAACCTCAAGGGCGCTCACCCGATCCAGAACCTGGGTGCGGTGGAGTCCTACCAGCGCCGCTACCTGTGGCTGGCCGCGATGGAGATCGTCGAGCACGACATCATTGATGCCTCTGCTGGAGCTGAGCCCCCGCCCAAGCCGGCACCCAAGCCCCTGCCTAAGCCCGAGCCCAAACCTGAGGCTAAGCCGGTCGAGAAGGTCACCGCCGGCACACCAGGCGAGTGGCAGATCACCCTGCGCGAGCGCGAGGATGGTGACTGGGCGCAGGCTATCGTTGACGCTACCGACCTCGCCCTGCAGCTGGCCAAGTCCGAGGCCGACGTGCAGAACATCTTCAAGGTCAACCGCATCCACTTCAACCGCCTGAAGAACGAAACCCCGACCATGTATGACGAGGTCTTGGAAAAGTTCAAGCAGGTCAAATCCAAGTTTTCACAGGAGTAAGTAATGGAATATCAAGACCAACCCAACACAGGCAAGCTCTTTACGTCCACGAAGCGCAACGAAAAAGCCCCCGACATGAACGGCAAGATCACCATCGAGAAAGACCTTCTCCTGGCCATGATCGAGGAAGCCCAGGGCGAGCCCACCATCACCATCAAACTCGATGGCTGGCGCAAGAAGGACAAGAACAACAACCCGATGGTGTCCCTGAAGGTCAACACCTGGAAGCCCGCTGCTGCAGCCCCGGTCCAGCAAGGAAAGGATCCCTGGGATGACTGAGATCAAGAAGCGCCGCGGACGCCCGCCAAAGGCTCAGCAAACCCCCCCGGTGGTTGACTGGGAGGCGCTGTCCAAGCACCTGCAGAAAGCCCTCGAATCACAGATCGAGGAGAACAACGTCCTGATCAAAACCAACGAGCAGCTGTCCAAAGATAACCACAGCCTGTTTGCCATCGTGAGCTATTTGGAGTCACGCCTTGACCGAGCCAACAATCCAGTTTGAGGCAGTCAAGGCCGGGCTCAAGCAGTCCAAGGACGGGTACATCCTGACCATGGCTGTCCACCCGGACGAGATACCTGACGATCTGGTGCGTGACTTTGTCGGCTCCAGATACGTCGTGGTCATGGTGCGGCTCGATGAGCAAGAGCAACCTATGAACCGCGGCAACGAGTTCCCAGGCGACCACGCAGTTAAGATGGCCGGCATCCTGTGCCGCGATCCTGACTTCTGGGAATGGCTGCACGCCAAGGAATGGCTGATGGAAAAGACCGAGGCAGCTTGCACCGAGTGGCTCACCTCGTACCTGAACATCGAATCACGCAAGGAGCTGAAGACTGACGCTGAAGCCCGAGAATTGTTTAGCCGCATGAAGGCGAGCTTTGATAGCTGGAGGAAATCGTGAAGAACCTAGTTCCATACAGTGTGTACTTGCCTGTCGAGTACCACGACAAAATCAAGGAGCTTGCCAAGGAGCGCAAGGCATCGAGCACGGTGCGTGACGCTATCTGCATGATCCTCGACGGCGATGACAGCTACAAAGCTGGCTACAACAAAGCCATCAAGGACGCCATCAGGACTATCAAGGCGTGCAAGGACATCGAGATCATTGCCATCCGCGGCAAGTACCTCGACAACTACTTGGCCGAGCAGCTGGAGCAGCTGGAGCCATGAGCGAGCACGACGAAAACCTGCGTGATCTGGCCGCCATGTTTGCCATGGCTGGTCTGCTCATGCGCGGAGAGTTGGGGCCAGGCCTGACCGATATGGCCTACGACCATGCCGAGGACTTCATGGCCACCAGGGCCAATCGCCCAGAACGTGGGATCGCCGCGATCAAACGTGGCCGCAAGAAGAAAGAAGCTGAAGAATGATGTACCGCAACCGTAAGCTGCTGGACGCGGCCAGAGAGCTGCCCTGCCAGCACTGCGGCGTGTCTGACGGCACGGTTGTGGCTGCTCATTCCAACCAGCTTCGAGACGGAAAGGGGCGGGGCATCAAGGCTCACGATTACCGCATCGCAAGCCTGTGCTACCGCTGCCATTCCGATCTGGACCAGGGCTCCAACATGTCAAAGCAGGAGCGCATTGATATGTGGGAGGAAGCCCATCGCAAAACGATAGGCCTCCTCTTCGAGCGCGGCATCATTGTGTTGCCGTAGACATATCCTCGTTGAACCGCGTCATCATCCGGTTCTTCTGCTCCTTCAGCCGCTTGATCCGGTCTTTGGTGAAGTCGGTCTCAGGCTTATCCTGCAAGTCCTTGATGGTGCGGTTGAGCTGGCTGATCTGGTTTTCCAACCTGTTCGCCCGGTTAATCAGCCGCGTCTCAGGGTGATCCTGCTTGTACTCTTGCGGGCTGACCTTGTCCTCACGCATCCGCTTGATGGTGCCCTCGTGCTCCGCCAGCTTGGTCACGTTCTTGTAGAACTTGTCCGTCACCGCTGAAGGCGTGGTGGTCTCACCGTACAGCTTGCCAAGGATCGGCACCTTGTACGGCGGAATCTCATCTTCACTGCCCAAAGAACCCAAGAACCTGGCCGCCCTCGAAACCTCACGGCCCACGCCACCCGTGTACTGAGCAATGAGGTAATCAATTTGGTCTGCCGTGGGGCTGGCCAAACCGATTCCATACGCACCGCCGCCAGACATGTAGTTAATTGCGTACGACATGCCCTGGCTAAAAGCCGACGAGCTTTCCCGGCTGCGCTCATATCCAGGCGTCGGGCTGGTTGCCCTAGCTTCCTTCGAGATCGGGCGACCAAACGCGTCCTTGTTTTCGCCAAAAGCAGCTATGAATGGATCAATGATTGTCGGCGTAATTGTCTGTACCAAACCGCTCGACCCAAACGGGTTGAAAGAATCAGTGACGATCCCAAACAACTGGCCCATCAGCTTGCCAGCGTCCTTGCGACTGGACATTGCAAACTCGGTCATCGTGCGGCCCACGTTGGGGAACACGTTCAGACCCAGGGGCATCGGGATGATCAGGTAGTTGCCGCTGCCAGTGAATAGATCAGGAATGATCAAGTTCTTGTTCTTCAGGAACTCTGGCGGCTCATCTTCATCAAACCCAGCCATGGCCAGCGCCAATGCCTGGAACACCCCGATAGCGATACCGCCAGCGATGATGCGCTTGCCGTGCTTGGACAGCTTGTAGCGGCCATCAGGCGTGCGATCCACCAGCAGCTTAGCCATCCGGGCAGAGCCTTGCACCGACGCGTTGAAGAACGCATACAGAGCGCCAATCCATGTGCCCGATTGACCCTTGCGGTTGAAGTTCACCGTCAGGTTCTTGGCCAGGCTGGCAGCCCGCTCTTCAGTCAAGCCCTCGTCCAGAGCCGCTTTGAATGCCGACAGGCGAACGGCGTTTTCCATGGCGTCGTTGTAGTCCGACAGCCAATCAAACACAGCCTTGGCTGCTTTGCGTGCGTTGCCAGCATCAAGATTCTTCAGCTCGCGCTGGATGATCGTTGCCTTCTCTTTGCTACGGCTGAACTGCTCGCGGTACCCGGTCTGTCCGCCAGCTTTTTGGAAGCGCTCAAACAGGTCAATCCATTCCTGCATCTCAGGGGTTGTGGACCCCTTTTCACGGAGGTCACGGTAGATAGCCCGCAGTGCAGATAAAGAACCCCAGAACACTTGCAGTTTGCGCTTGGCAATTGGCGTACCGCTAAGGTTGATAGCGCCAGCCGTGGTATCGCGCACAAAGTTCCATGCACCAAACACCGGGTTGTACTGGGTGTTGAGCGCCGCATAGGTGCGGGTCAACTCAGCCACTTTCCCCATGATCCCGGACAGCTGCTCCGCGTCCATGTTGGTCAATGCTTGGACCATCCGGAGGGCACGCGGGTCACCAGGGTTGAAGAAGACGAACCGGTCTTCCCCGTTGATGCGCACGGCAAACACGTTGTCCGAGTTGCGCATGTTTGGGTTGACTTCGTACGTAATCTGGCCGGTCTGCTTATCAAAGCGCGGCACCTTCGGCTCTTGAATAATGCTGTCTGCATCATCAGGAGTGAGCCCCAGGTTGATCAACTCCTGGACGAGCTTCTTCTTGCTCTTGATGGCCGACGGATTGACCGCCATCCAGAAGTCCGGGTTAGGACTGGCAATCGCCATGCCGTACAGTGCGCGGCCAACCCTGGCTTTCTCCGACCGAACAATGGCCCGCTCACGCTGCAGAGCAATGTTGCCAAAGATGTCCACCACGGTTTTGAGAGAGCCGGTGGCAGTCTTTGTAAACCGACCGCGGGTGCTGAAGCCCCGGCCCATCCCGCTGGTGCTTGACACAAAGTCCAGCTCATCCGGGTCACGGTTGAGCGGCACATACAGCGGCTGGGTGTCACGCCACTTCTGGATTACCTCCGGCTTCTCCAGCCCGGTATCAACCAGCAAGTCCTGCGTGCCTTGGACAATTTTGTCGATGTCCAAAGCCAACGCCTCGAAGGAAGCCTTCTTCTCAGGGTCGAGTTTGGCCATATAGGCCGCAGCTTCATCATTGAAGATGCCAGAGCCGCCGTCGGGCATCTGCGCGTTGCGCGTGGCAATCAAAGCGTTGCGGTCAGGGGCCGCACGGTTTTGCAGATACTCCTCGAACTCATCCAGCGTAACGCCAAGACCCTTCATGTCTTTGAGCAGCGGCTGGATTTCCTGCTTCAGGAAGTCCTGCGTCTGCTTGGCCACGCGCCCGTGGTACAGCTCCTCCTTCATGTACGTATCGAGGCCATCCTGGATGTCGCCGATCTCGTTTGAGACGGCTTCCTGCATCCGCTTGGTATCGACGTGCTTGTCCTGGTACTTGTAAATGAAGTTGTCCAGGCGAGACTCGTTGGGGGACGTCCAGGTGGCCAGTGGGGCCGGGCCGCCCTTGTAGTTGCGCCTGGTGTTGTCAATGTTAGCCAGGGGGATGGACACCATCCCAACGTAATCAGCCAGTACGCGCTTGGTAACGCGCTCCGCCCGAGCGTTCATGATGTCATCGAACGTGCGATGGATTACGTACTGGTTATCAAACCCGATCAGGGACTTGAGCCCCTCGTACATCTTCTTAATTGCCAGAACAAACCGATCCCAGGCGCTGCCGAGCTTGCGCTTCATCAGCTTCTCGGCATTGACAGCCCAGTACTCCGACGGGTTCAGGTACTGGTAGTACTCCATAGACGGCAGCGCATCAGTAGCTGCGTCATAGGTTTGTTCGTTGGGGTTATTGATGAACTCCAAAACCGCAGCAAAAAACTTTTGGCCGGCTTCTGTCTTGTCCTTGCTGGCTGCTTGCTGCAGCTTCTTCATCCAGTCGTCCACCACGGCCATAGAGGCCTCGTCCGACATCATCTGTTCAAGCGAATGAACGATCTCATGGCGGGCAGTCATGGGATCAATAACGCCGTTAGTGCCTTTGTACAGGCGGACAAGGCGGCCCATTGCAAAGAACTCACCCATCACTTGGCTAATTCTTCCCTCTCCCCCCTGCTTAACGGACAGCTTGAGCTGCTCCAGGACAAACGGGAACTTCCTGTACAGGGTTTCAATGACGGCGTACACGTCATCACTGATGTTGCCATCTGCCCACTCATCCGTAGCCTTGCGGAAGAAGTCCCTTGCCGAGCGCTTCTCTGGCTTGGTCATATCGACTTCTGCCTTCAGCTGCTGGAGTTCATTGGCCAGCTGCTGCATCTCGCGCTGCTCTGACAGGCCGGCTTGCCCTTTTTGGAACCGCTTCATGATGGCGGCCCGACGCTGGCGCATCTCCTTGTACTTGGCAATCAGCGCCTTGCGGTCGAACACCAACGCTTCCGTCGGGTTCTGCATGAGCATCTCGGCACTAGGCTCGATGTTCCTGAGAGGGGTTTGGAATGCTTCGCGGGCCTCTTGCTTGTCGCTCACGGCCACGAAGGATTCTTCGCGCTCCGAAATGATGTATTGGATCGCCGACTCTACATCGCCGGCGCCATAGACCATCACATTCATGGACGGTCCGCTCTTTACGAACTGCCCCGTGCGCTCGATCAAATCCTTATCCAGGAAGTACGAGCCACCTTCACGCTTGGAGCTGGGGACAGTGACCCGATAGCGTTCCAGCCCAACACGTTTGATTTTTAGCAAGCCGTTATCTGTGCTGACCTCGGAGTTGACGCCAAACTTTTCGAAGAACGCCATTACCTTGGCCACGCTGCTGAGCTTGACCGGCGCGTTCTTCTGCTGCTTCTCGAAGTCAAACGTGCGCGGCATCAGGATGCCCTGGCCCGTGGTGCCGTCTTCCTTCGTGTAGGTCAGGATCTGCCCTATGTTATCCACGGCAGCGTAGCCGGCCAGGATGTTGCCCGTCACCATCCAACGCTTCTCGCGGCGGACGGTTGCACCCTTGTCAAACAGGTCAATCAACGGGATGCGCTCGGCCTGCAACGTCTCAGGGTTGAGCCACTGAACTTCGTAGTCCTGCCTGGCCAGGGTGTAGGTGGTCCCAATCTGGGAGAACGACACCGTGATTGACTTGTCCTCGCCGTTGGCCAGGGCCAAGGTCATCTTCCAGTCAGAGCCAGCCACCGGGTTCTTGGTCTTGCCCTTGTTTTCGATGTTGGTCACCACCCCATACATGAACACGCCTTTGTTGTTCTTGATGGAAACTGGTGTGCCAATCGGATACGTGTCAATGACCGTCCTGATGTGAGCGTTTTGAGCGTTCAAATCATTCTTGAACTTCTCAATAGCCACAGGATTTGGCTCAGGCGCCGCCTGCATTTCGGCGACACGGTTGCGGCCATACTCGCCAGCTCGCTCCCTGACGTTCCCCAAAATGCTATTGCGGAACTCAGATGTGGTTAGGCCTTGTAGCTTTTCTTTAACCAGCTGCAGAACTTCCTGCTTGGAAAACGGCTTGAATGTGCGTTTAACGTCCACCCGCTCCATGAAGGCGGGTTGGGCAAACACAGACGGATCGCCCTTGTCCTCAGTGATCTGCTTGGACTCAATGGTTTTGGCATCGAGGTCTTTAGCTTTGGCTTCCAACTTGTTGGTGCCCATGCTGTCTTCGCGCTCGATCAGCTCGTTGTAGCGATCAATCAGGTCTTTGTAAATTTCTTCCTGCTGCTCGATGGGCAGAATTGGAATGTAGCCAGTGAACTTGCGGATGTCGTCTTCGTTGGCTTCGGTCGGATCTTCCGCCAGCTCGACCACAACTTTCCCACCGATAGCAGTGTAGACATCGGGGTTGTCGCGCAAATACTCTTGCACAACCTGGCCGCCGTAGTCGTTCATGAAGTCAACGGCACCTTCAGCGGTAACAGCGGATTTGCGAGACGCCGTGGTATTGGCGTTCAAGCTGGCCATCTTCTTGAGCAGCACGGCAGCCGGGCGCATCTCTGCAGGGATGTCGGCCATCATCTGCGAGTAAGCCGGGGCAATAACCTGTCCCGTGCGGTGAACACGGCCCAACATCTGCATGTGGGTATCAATGTTCTTTTCCGGTTGGACAATGATCATGTGGCGCTTGCGCTGATCTTTGACCTTGCTCGAAGCGTGCAACGACAGACCGGTTGAACCAGCCTGGTTCAGGATGATTACATCAGCAGCGCCGCTGTTAAACGCCTTTACAGCATTGACCCGTTGGCGAATGTCAGATGACCGCTTTGAAAGGATGGGTGCGCCAGACTCATAGCTCACCACCATATCGCGGCCAGTGATCTCCTCCGTCTTGTACCCCGCCTTGCGAAGCTCGGCATGCATGTAGTCAATCGGACTGATCGGAGCGGATCCAAACCCAGCGCCCGCAATGAACTCCTTGATACGGTTGAACTCATCAACAAGCTGAGGGCCAAGGTCTTCGTCAGTCAGTCTGTATTCTTCTACTTTGCCGCCCGGGCGCTTGATCTTGATCATGCGCTGCTTCTCAAGATAGCGCTCGTACAGATCAGCAAAGGACAGCTCGACTTTGTCGCCAACCGACAGGTTCATGTCGTCGGCATAGGTCTTCAGGAATGAGCCCATCGTGTTGCTGACGGTCATAACGACCTTCTCGCCAGCCTTCAAGCGCTCGATGGCATGACGCACACTGTCCTGAGCTTTGAGCGACAGCAGCATCTGGTCAATCAAGTTGTGCATGATTGAGCCAAAGTTGGCGCTCTGCACCTTGGTTCTTTCGCCTACTTCGCCGAGCTTGGCTCCCTGCTTGTCGAACTCCTTTTGGATGCCCTTGACGACGGCTTCCTTCATGCGCGAGAAGGCCAGGATGTCGCGCATCGAGGTGGCCATGTTCTCGGCAGTTTGCTTGTCCACCTTTGTTTCCTGGGTGTCGTAGGACACGCCAGCAAAGGTGCGCTCGCGGCGAATGTACTGGCCCACTTGGGTCAGCATCTTGGCCACGGCCTGCTGCATCGGAATGCCGCCGTTCTTGATGGCGTCAGCCAGGTCAGAGATCTTGTCTACGGCCAGCTTCATGTCCGTGCTGGAGTAAAGATCCATCACGTCCGGGCGCTTAGCGTAAGTGGCCGATGAGAAGAACGTGCCGAATGCCTTGCGGACCAAGTCGCGGACAAACGCCGCACGCCCTGTGACCAAACTTTCGCCGTTCTTCTCTTTTTCGCGCTGTTCTTTGGTTCGAGCCTGCTGCTCTCCGGCGCCGCCAGCGTTGTGGCTTTCGTCGAAGATCATGTAATTGGCTGCGCCAAAGTGGCTGACAAACCGCATGCGCTCCGTCATCTTCCCTTTGACAGTTTGCAGCTGGCTGTATGTGGTGAAGATGACTTTGAAATCGCCCAGGCTGTCATCAGCCTGCATCTTCTTGAGCACGCCCTCCATGGCCGCCCCGGTTTTGGGCGCCTTGAGCGTCAGGTTGTTTTCCGTGATCTCGCCATTGACCGTGCGCAGCAGGGTGTACGGAATCTTGGCGTCAGAGTTTGTGATCAGGATCTTTGGCTTGGCTGTGTCTAGCGCCAGCTCATCGGTCATGCCGATGTCGTCCAAGTCGCGGATCATGTCCGAATACAGGTTCGGCTTTTCCGTGACGAAGATTGGGATCTTGTCATTGACCAGGGCGTAACGGATCATGCCGGCCACAACACGGCCCTTACCAATGCCCGTTTGGTCGCCAATGATGAAGCCCTTGCCTTCCTCAGCGTTTTTAATTGCCAGTGCTAGCGCATCAATCTGCTCGGCGGAGAACAACTCGCGCACCGTCTCAGGATCCATTTCCAAAGACGTAGCGACGTAATCATCCAAACTGCCCTTGTCGGCTTCAACCTTTGCCAGCGACTGCTCAATCGAATCGGCCATGGCGCGGGGCACAAGAGTGCCGACCGAATTGGCCATTGAGTGCGGGTTATAAGTAACTTGTCCAGCCGTTTCGGTTTCCTGGCCAGCGCGGTCTGTTAATCCAGATCCGACCCGCTCGCCTGCGACAACGCTAACTCCACCCAGAGGTCCAGGTCCGACTCCTTCAGCGCTTCCTTTGCGCCCTCCAGGGGTTTGCTCACCTGGGCCGGCCACTGCTCCGCGATCTCCGACAGGTTCAGAAACGTCCTGAGCTCCAGGTTGTGCTGCACCAGTGAGGCTCCCAGTT